GGGCAAGAGCCGTCAGAACGTCTACAAAGCCCTACGGCGCAAGGGTGCCAGCAAGAGCAAGGCAGCGCGAATCGCCAACGCGGGAGTCACGCACGCCCAGCGCTCCCGTATGAGCAGGAAGGCCGCGAGGACGCGCCGGTCAAAGCGGGGGTAGCTGTTACTGTGAAGTAGACAGGGAGGTTGACATGACAGAAGGACCGCACGACGCGGCGCCGGAGGAAGACCCGGAGCAGCACATCGGGGAGCAGATCGACGACCCCTGGACCGACGAGATGCAAGACGACTGGGAGACCCACACGATCGAGGGGATCGACTGATGGGCTGGGTACTCACCCGGGGTCTGACGACCGTGCGCGCCGAGTTCAACGCCGTGTTCCCGGGCCGGGACAAGACGTCCGACGGCTCCGTCGGCGACCTGGCGCACCAGGGGGGACCGTCTGGGCACAACCCCGACCGGACCGGCAACGCGGAGTACCGCGACGGTGATGCGAAGGACGAAGTTCGAGCCATCGATATCGACCGCGATCTTATCCCCGGATCCACGACCGACTGGATGGAGCGCGTGATCCAGTACCTGGTCACGCGGGGCCGAGCCGGTGCGTACCTGCCCTTCCGGTATCTGATCTACAAGGGCCGGATCTGGAACCGTTCCGACGGCTGGCTGACCCGGACCTACACCGGCCAGAACAAGCACGACAAGCACGCTCACGCGAGCGGCGACTACACGCAGACGGCGGACGAGTGGACCGGTTCGCTGAACCTGGCGAGCCTCCGCGAGAACACGAAGGGAGGCCCTGAGATGCGCGTCGACAAGGGCGACTCGGGCGACCAGGTCACGTTCTGGCAGTACATCCTGCGCGACCTCGGGCACTACGAAGGGGAGATGGACGGTGACTACGGCCCCCAGATGGAGGCCGCCGTCAACCGGTTCCGGGCCCTGTCCAAGGCCGGGCCGCTGGACTTCATCTCCGGGTGGACCGCGTACGCACTCCTGCGCGACCACGGCAAGCTGATGGCTACGGGCGTCGCCAAGGCGCTCAAGAAGTAAGGGGACCGACCATGAAGATTTTCGGTAGAGAGCCCGCTCTCATCCTGGCCGCGATCGGCGCCGTGCTCACCTGGGCCGTGTCGCTCGGGCTGGACTGGCTCAACGCGGGGCAGGCGACCGCGATCGTCACCTTCCTGACCGGCCTGGTGATCGCCTTCACCACCCGGCCGGTGGCCCCGGGTCTGTTCGTGGCGGCGACCGCCGCCGGTGCGGCACTGTTCGCGGAGTACGGGCTCAACTGGTCTGATGGTGCCGTGACGGGCCTGGGCGGCATCATCCTGGCCGGGTTCGCCCTGTTCGGGATTCGTCCCCAGGTGACGCCGGTGGCCGACCAGGCGCCGACCGCGCTCAACTCCGGCCAGGTGCGCTGACCGAACGGAAACGGCCCGGTCTCTCGAGGAGAGCCGGGCCGTTCTGTGTGCCGGTGCTACTTCTTGTCGACGATCACGTTCTTGACCTTGACCGGGTCGTGCGGGTCCCGCCGGGTCTTGCCGTCGCCGGTGTACGGCTTGGACGGGCTCAGGATCTTGTCCGACGACTTCGCCGTCCTCATGCCCAGGTACTTGGTGCGTCGCGCCATGGCGTTCCTCCCCGTCCCGGTAGCCGGTCGGCTACCTCTGACAACTACCTTACCGTTCTGACTGTCAAGTGTCAAACCCAGGTTCAACCCAGCCCGATCAGGCTCCCGGCCCGGCGCCACACCCGCATGCGTACCGGGTGGCTGGACACGACCCCGGGGAGGCCACACGGCGCCCCCTCACACCAGCGTTCCAGGTTGAGTCGTCCGATGTTGATCTCGAAGTGCCGTCGGTCTCCCCAGCTCACCCGCTGGTACAGCCGTGTCTTCACGTGCCTGCCTCGCTACCTGTTCCCGGCCGTTCCGCCGTTGTTGGGACCCTTACCGCCCTTGCTGGCCGTGCTGGTGCCGCCGGATGTGCCGGGTCGTCCCGGCGCCGTGCCGCCCCGCTGGCCGCTTCCCTTGCCCGTCCCGTGCCCGGGACCTCCACCCTTGGCCATGATCCTCCCCTGTCCGGCGAGATGCTCTCACCTCGGGTAAGACCTTACAGGCGAGACGGGGAAGTGTCTAGGCGGACCAGCTGGTCTCGCCGTCGATCACTGCCTGGATCAGCTTGCGGATCCACTCCGGCGCCGTGCTGATGTTGTTCAGCCGGAAACCCGAGTAGGTCCAGACGTAGTTACCCCTCGTCTCGATGCTGAGCTGGCCGGAGCGCAGAACGATCGGGCCGGACAGCTCCACCCGGTCGGGCTCGCGGTCGCGGATCTCCAGGCTGATCTGGTCCGGCCGGATGATCCGGGGCCGCCGGTGGTGGCCTTCGCTGATGTCGAGATCCGGCACGTCGAGCACGCCGATTCGCACGACCTCGAGACTGGTTCGTTGGACGATCGCCGCTTGCATAGTCGCTCCCCTGATCGGTGATAGGTGTTGCCAACTTAGCAGTCATGGCGGTAACGTACAACCCGACATCACGAACAAGGGGAGGGCGAATGGCCAAGATCATTGTTCACCACGACACGGACCCGGGCATCGGGATCATCCTGGAACCGGCGCCGCACGGGATCGAAGGCTGGTACGGCAAGTGCACCGAGTGCGGCAGGTCGATATACCAGTGGAGCCAGGAGCGAGCGATCGAACGGGCGCGGCGCCATGTCGACAACCACGACGCCGTGCTGGTCGGTGGCGACACGGACGCGCTGGTGCGCGGGTGAGCGCGCACCGGCCGCACCAGGAACGGGCGATCAGCTGGACCCTGGTGACGCTCTGGCTCGTTCTGGCCGGTCTGATCGCCGTGCTGATCTGGATAGCCATGGCGGGCGAGGGCGTCACGGCGCGGGAACTGGTCGGCGGGCTCGCCGTTCAGGTGCTGGCGATCTTCACGATGCGGGGGCTCGACGACCTGTACCGCTACCGGCGCCGGGTGCGTGAGCGGGCACGGGATCAGGTGCGACGCGAGCAGGCGGAGCAATGGCGCCGGGAGCACCCGAAGTCACCCGGCCCCTCCCCGGCGGCTCGAGCGAGGGTGCGGACGCCGGTGGTCCGGCTCGGCGTGGCGGACACCCAGCGGCTCGACAGATCTTGACAGTGCACTGACAAGCGGGTCGTGGAAACGCGGCCCGCTTTCGTCTTGACTACCTTGCAGGCGAGACGGTAAGGTTGTCGCATACCAACCGAGAGAGGTGAACAGGACATGAGCATCGGCTACCTCAAGAAGTGCTCGACCGGGCTGCGGCCCAAGCAACAGTTCGCCGACCGGGCGGCGGCCGAGTCGTTCCGGATCAGCATGGTGGTCCGGCGGATGTGGCGCCTCCAGGACACCAACACCTACCCGTGCAACCAGTGCCAGAAGTGGCACGCCGGACGGATGGGTTCCAACAACCGGGGCAGCGGTCGCGGACCGACCAAGCCAGCCAAGAAGTTCGACACGCAGTGAAGAGGGATGAGATGGAGATCGACCTGACGATCACAGAGACCGGAGCGATCGTCAGCCGCCAGGCGCTCGACGACTACAACGACGCGTACCTGGCGGCCGGTAACCGTGAGGACGCGCTGGCCGTGCTCTGGACCTACGCCAAGCGCGAGGACTGGGCACGGGCACGGGTCAAGTCGGCTGGCAAGGACTGGGACAACTGGATGGCCAAGTTCGACGGCACTGTGATGCCGCGATGAGCAGGATCCGGGTCACCCCGATGTACGGGGTCGACGAGGGCGAGGTCGGCACGGGGCATGAGCCGGACGGGCTGTGCGGCAACAGGACCCCACATCCGGCGCACATGGTCCGTGAGGGCACCCTCGCGCCGTTCTGGTGCACAGCGAACGAATCACAGCGGGAGCCGGGACGCTCGGAGAGGCGACGGGGATGAACAAGGCGGAGAGGGAAGCACTCATCGCCCGGCACCCGCGCGTCAAGCGACTGGCTGCCGGTGTGCAGTGCACAGCCATCACGTTCAAGGCCAAGCGGCAGTGCAGGAACACGGCGCTCTGGCGCTTCAGGGCGCTGCCCACTTCCTGGGCCAGGGACGGGCACTACTGCACCGAGCACCTGGGGCAGCGCGGCATCTACAACGACTGGCGAGAGGCAGCGGCCACCGAGCGGTGGCTGAATCGAGTACTGGGGAGGACGAACGATGGCCGGTAAGAAGACTGACGCCGGGTGCCCGGAGTCGGCGAGCACCATGCACAGCGGGGAGAGTTCGACCAAGGACGGCACGTGCAACTGGTGCGGGGCCAAGGTCTACCCGGCAGCACCGGCACCCAGGCGGTTCGGCGATCCAACCGAGCTGGACACGGAATACCGGCGCACGTACGACCCGGACTTCGGTTCGGGCAAGCGGGACGTATGAAGCGGGCAGTGCGGTGGCTGTTCTGGCAACAGGCGGTACCGGTGTGCTTCATGTGCGGCCTGGAGGACTGTGAGGCCAAGCACCGGGTCGTGGCAGGGTACGGGGTCGTACGGCGGCTACGGGCGCTCTGGAGGCCGTTGGCTGGGTCACTCTGGCTCTGGCGGTTGCTGACGTGGGTGGAGCAGAGCGGGTGATGAGGTGAGGGCGGCGCACGGACCATCCCGTGCGCCGCTTCGCTTTGTGTCCGTTCTGCCCTAGAAACCCTCTACCCGCAACCGATTACCTGTGAATCGTCCCGGTTGGGGGGAGCGGGGAGGGCGGGGGAACTTGAAACCAGCCCGCCGTGGTCTATAGAAGGTCAGGGGGAACTCCAAACCCCTATACATGTGCGAGAAATTGTCTTTATGTAGGTGTGCGCACACGTTGCGTGTATGTAGGCGTCACAGGCTCCCCAGACCATCTATGTTTTTCCACCACGGCGGGCCGCTTTCAAGAGTCCCCACTCCCCCCGGTCTCCCCGGAAGGCGCCTCTAGTAACCCCCCTCTTTCTCGAGCCTCTGGTAACCCCCGCGTCACCTTAAGAGAACCTTAAGTTGTTCCGTGGTGTACCGTGCTGTTCCATGACGTACTCACCTGCCCGTAACCCTGAACCTCTGCCGGAGGCGACGCTCGCCGACGTCCGGGCAACCATCGACGGACTGAAGCCTGGCGTGTACCGGAACTCGGACCTGTACAAGCGCTACGTCGACTTGATGTCGAACCAGGGTCGAGAGCCGGTCAGCGCGTCCCGGCTGGGCCGGATGTTCACCGATTACGGATTGCTCGCTGCGACCCGGACCGTGGCTGGTCAGAAGTTCCGGGCTCGGCGGGTGTCCTGACGTTCCAGTGTCAACAGGGCGCCAGGCTCGGAATGTCCCCTAGTCCCGTACGATGGTGGCCATGACGCTCCCGGCCTGGCTCTACCTGCTGATCTACGCTCTCGCCGTGGCGCGCGTAACCGGGCTGATCGTGGCCGACTCGCTCACCGAGGCCGCACGCGACAACGTGATCGGCTGGCTCGACGACCGGCCCCAGACCCTGGGCGCCTACCTCGCCATCCTGATCACCTGCCCCTGGTGCGCCGGGATGTGGGTCGCCCTGATCGCCTCCCCGCTGGTCTGGTTCTACGGATCCAGCCCCGTCATGCTGATCCCGGCCGTAGCCTTGGCGTTCAGCCAGGTCACCGGCATGACCCACAACCTGGGGAGGTAACCCACCGTGGCTCTGAAGCGACCTCGCACCGTCGAGCGCCCGCAAGACCCGTTCGGCCACCACGAAGTCGAGCGCCGCACCGCGCTCGCCGGAGCCACTGCCGTGGTCGACCTGGGCGAGGGCAGCTCCTGGCAGACCTGGAAATTCGGGAACCGCGAGTGGCAGGCCGAGGGGTGGCGTCTGTACGACATCGTCCCCGAGCACCACTTCCTGTGCGGGCGCATCGGCGACAGCGTCAGCCAGGCCCTCC